TCGTCGTCCGGTCCGCCCCGATGCGGGATATCCAGGTGGCGGAGCTATCGCTCGATGACATCAAGGACTATATCTGTCCCGCCGCCACCGATCAGGAGGCTTTCATGTTCCTGAAGCTATGCCAGGCGAGGAACCTTAACCCGTTCACAAACGAGGCATACCTGATCAAGTACGGGGCAAAGGCTCAGATGGTAGTCGGAAAAGAGGCTTTCATGCGGAAGGCGGAACTCCACCCTCAGTACAAAGGATTCAAGGCTGGAGTCATCGTAGACGACGGCGAGGGCTCTCTGATCTATCGGGAAGGCTCATTCGTCCGGAAGGACGAGGAGCTTCTCGGCGGGTGGGCGGAGGTGTTCCGGAAGGATAGAGATCATCCCGTCAGGGCGGAGGTGGCATTGAAGGACTACGACAGCGGGAAAGACGGCCCCTGGAGGACGCACAAAGCGACGATGATCCGAAAGGTCCCCCTCGTCCAAGCGATGAGAGAGGCGTTCCCCTCGGACTTGTCGGGTTGCTATGACTCGTCGGAGTTCCGGGGCGCGGTTGACGTCGAAAGTGAACTGGTGGAGGGCTGAGGCGATGAGACTCCCTCTCCTCCTCGCCGCCTGGGGGCGAAATGCCGAAAGCTGACGCCTTCTTCGCCCTGAGGTGATAGAAACGTAAGGATAAGTTTATATACAATCGCCTCTAAATAACCCACTATTGGATCTTCGGCTCAGGCAATCTATTCTCGTCTCCCCGGACGCTAAACGGGCGCTGCCTGCTGCTGGAGACGTCGCCGCCGTCCGATATCGGCGAGACTTAGCGGGTGCTTTCCCATGTCTGAGAACGACGAGAAGAAATTCACACAGGAAGACGTCAATAAGATCGTAGGGGAACGGCTCAAAAACCACGTCCCCAAAGCCGATTTTGAGGCGTTGCAAGCCAAAAACAAAGAGCTTGAGACTGCGAACTCCAAACTGACCATCGAAAGGGACACGCTGAAAACTAAGGTGGAAGAGCTCGAATCCGCCGGAAAAACGGAGGTGGAAAAGGCCAACGCCAAAGCCGAAGCCGTCGCCAAAGAGCTCGCCGACATGAAGGCCGCAGCCGAAAAGCGCGAGAAGTACGACGCTGGGATCAAAGAGATCAATTCCAAGGTCTCCGAGGCTCAGCTCGGCAAAGGCGCGGCTGAATACGTGGCTGTCAACTTCCGACCCGGCGACGACCCGGTAAAGTTCTTGGAGACTCATATGCCCCTTATGAAGACCTCTTATCCTCCTCCCAACGTCGGAGACGGGGGCAGGGGCAGTGGCAACCCTCCGAAGACCAGTTTCACTCGTCAGCAGATCAAAGATATGACACCCGAGGAATTTTCGAAGAACGAAAGCGCCATCCATGAAGCAATGGCGAAAGGAGAAATCAAGTAATGTCTCTTGCAAACTTCATTCCAGAAGTATGGAGTCAACAGTTGCTAGTCAACCTCCAGAAGGTCCACATCTTCGGCCAGGGGGCTATCATCAATAGGGACTATCAGGGCGAGATCCGGGCATTCGGCGACACGGTGAAGATCAACGCAATCGGCCCCATCTCGGTCGGGACGTACACCAGAGATACCGACATCGACGACCCCGAAGCCCTCACTGACGCCCAGGCAGAGCTTAAGATCGACCAGGCGAAGTACTTCAACTTCCAGGTGGACGACCTCGACCAGGCCCAGCAGAAGCCGAAGGTCATGGCCGCCGCAATGACTGACGCCTCGTATTACCTCCGGGATGCTGCCGACTTGTTCATTGCCGATCTCTATACTGACGCCAGCGCTTCCAACGCTATCGGCAACAACACCACGCCACATACTGTGGTCGCTGGCACTCCTGGGGAAGGAGAGTACAACATCTTCGACGAGCTGGTAGACCTCAGAGTCAAGCTCAACAAAGCCAAGATCCCGACAGGCGGTCGATTCGTGATAGCCGGTCCTGAGATCCTAGCAGTGATGCTGAAGGATGAGAGGTTCACGAAAGCCAACGTCGCCGGAAGCGCCGACACTCTCAGATCTGGCCAGATAGGGCGGGTCCTGGGATTCGACGTCTACGAATCGCCCAACTGCCCCGTCGTCGCTGGCTCCAAGTACAAGGTGATCGCCGGCCATCCGATGGCCTGGTCCTTCGCTGAACAGATTGTGAAGGTCGAGCCGTACCGGATGGAGAAGAGGTTCGCCGACGCCGTGAAGGGCCTGCACGTCTACGGCGCAAAGGTCGTAAGACCTACGGCTTTGGCGGTCCTGACGGCCACGACTTCTTAGAGGTGATGATGATGAAGAAACTATTCATGGCAATCCTGGGGGCCGCTCTTCTGGTCGGTCTCCTCGCCCTGCCTATGGCTTCCGGTGCCAGGACTGTGATCAATTGCACCACCCTGGTTGAGAACGGCGAACCGGCATCAATGGCCACGCCTGTCACTCTCAATTCCACCACCAACCACACCATTGCCCTCTATCCCGGAACCCTATTGAGGGTGGTCGAATCAGGTGGGTCTTCTGGCGGCGTGACGATTACGGTACTTGCTGGCGACGATCCCCCTGCCTTCCGATCCTCTTTGGGGAATCTGACTGTCACCATTGCCAACGCCACCTCTGAGACTTGGATCGGTCCCTTTGAGAGCGCCCGGTTCGTCAATGAGACCGGCTATCTCCTGGTGAACACGAACTCCACCGACGGGACGATTGAGGCGTTTAGGTTCCCAGTCTAGGGGAGCACATGGCCTACATCCTCCTCGCCGACGCTAAGACGCGCCTTGTGGCCCTCTGCCTGTCATCCGAGTTGACTGCCTGGAACGCAGCCAGTGACGGCGACAGACAGATCCTCTTAGACCGGGCCGTCGAGAAGCTCGAAAGCCTGGCCTTTGTAGGCCAGAGGTACGAGACGGTAGAGGAAGGCCAGGAGGAACTTTTCCCTCGGGTGGATCAGCTCGGGGCCTACGACTACGACGAGGACGCCGACGCCTACGTGATCCCCCAGGCGATCAAAGACGCGATCTGTCTCGAAGCGGTGGCGATCCTCGCCGCGACCGCATCCAGCGATTACGACGAGGTGGACGACCTTCAAGAGCACGGTGTGAAGTCCGTCCGGATCTCCGGGACGGGGCTTCAGTACGAGTTCCGGGGCTCTTCTACATCAGATTCGAGAGAGGGGTTCTACTCAAAGCGGGCGTGGCGGCTTCTGGAGCGCTACCTGGCGCGGGATGTGTGCGTAATATGAGCCTGATGAGCCCGTTCCTGAAACAGACGGCAACTCTGGAGAGCCTCACAGGAGATGGCCCCTGGGGGAAGACCTACGCCGATCCTGTGACGATCTCTTGCAGATTCGAGGAGGCGGCGAAACTCGTCCGGCTATCGGAGACCGAGACCTGGACCTCGGAAGCGCACATCTTCGCCGACGTGGAGCTGAAGAAGGGCGACAAAATAACCTTCGGCGGGGTCACGAAAGAGATCCAGAAGATAAGCCACGTTCCGGGCCTCGGCGGTCAAACTACCTTCTGGGAGGGATGGCTATAGCGTCCAAGGTCAAGGTTACTTGGAAAGGCAAAGCCCTCTCGGCCGCTGCACTCGTGGCCGGGAAGAAAGCAATCCACCAGGAGGCCGAGGGCATCCTCACCCGGACGATCCCCCGGACTCCGATTGACGAGGGGCCTCTCCGAGGATCGGGCCACGTTGACGACGTTGCTATGGGATCGACTATCAGCTTTTCGACGCCTTACGCCGTCCGGCAACACGAAGACACATCCCTCCACCACGACGAAGGCGAAGCTAAGTTTCTGGAGAATGAATTCAGTGAAAGCTCCGACAGCGCTATCAAAAACATCGGCGCGGCTATCGGAGTTGTTTTGAGGTGACAAATTGACAAATGAAGTAATTGGAACCGTGGCCTGCCCCGGATGCGGCGGGTCATTGACGATCGTAGAGACTGAGGATGGCGGCCTGGGATGTATCCCCTTCGAAGGCCCCGAGAAGAACCTCCTCGCAGGCTACACGAAGATGAGAAACGGTGAGGTCAGGTACATCGGGTACAACGGCCAGATCTACACCCGAGAAGAAGCTCTGGCGAAGTTCGGCCAGTCCGAGGTAGACCACCAGGACGCGAAGATGAAGGCAGCCGAAAGCACGGCGATCAAGCTCGGGAGGAGATGAGGAGATGGCGGTCAGTACCCGGCTGATCCTCACTCTGATATCCACCGGGGCACTCGTCGGGTTCGCTGTCCTCCCATTCGGGGGAGTGACGGTTCCCGACTCGATCACGAAGACGTTCACCGACCTCACGCTGATGAGCTACGGATACTACTTCGCCGGGCGAGCCACAGCGGGGACGGTGTCAGCATAAGCGGGGTGCGAGACCATGTTTGAGAGGGGATCTCGCAGAGCCCGCAAGACGGGATTGGATCGAAATAATATAAAGAGGTGGCGGTAGTGGGCGACGAAGACCACGATCGGATAATCAGGATGGAAGAGAACATATCCTATATCCGAAAGAAGTTTGATACTCAGTGCGCTTGGCAGAAATCTACCGACCATCGGATTGGAGCCTTGGAGAACTGGAGAAGCGCCTTGGCCGGTGGCTTCGGTCTCCTCGTTCTCCTGATGGGCTATGGTTGGATAGTTCCGAGGCTTTGAGATGAGCGTGATAACCGACATCGGGGCGGTTCTGATAGCGGCGGGCCACTGCACCACGGCCAACCTGACATACGGCTACCTCCCAAACAGTCCGGTTAATTGCGTGATGTTGAAGGTGTACGGCGGTAAGCCCGACGACCTCCTGGGCTACGAATACCCAAGATTCCAAGTCCAGGTGAGAAACGAAAACCAGCAGACGGCGGCGACGTTGTGCCATGCCATCCGGGCCACGCTCACGAAGACGAACGGGACCCTGAGCGGCACGTGGTACCCGCTTTGCCGGGCTCTGCATCCTCCGGCTCAGATGTCGCTTGAAAGCGATTCTGGGATTGTGAAATGGTATTGTGACTTTGAAGTCATGAAAAAGATTTAAGAGGTGTTGACAAGTGACAACTGCGGCAATTGTATGGAACGGAACGGTCTATATAGATACGGCCGGATCTGGAAAAACGGCATCGCACGCCATAGGAGAGGTCGTAGACTTCGACGCGGCCTGGGATGTCGATATGGTCGAAGTGACTAGTCGGGACAGTGGAGATCACAAAGAATATTTGGCCGGTCTCGACGGTGGCCAGGTTTCAGTCACGGCTAGGTATCTCAAAAGCGACAGCGGCGGCCAAGATACCCTTTGGACGAACTTCCGGAATAAGACTAAGTTCGCCCTCCGGGTGAACATGGACGACGACGGCTCCAACAACGGATACGGGATCTATGGAGACGGCTTCCTGAAGTCGATGCCTATCTCATCCAGCGTCGGAGATAAGGTAGATCTCAAGTTCACCTTCCAGTTCACAGGCGCGATCACTTACGATGCAGACTCCGTCTGATCGGGGGTATAATCGATGACTACCGCCGCTCTTGCGGGTTACGCATCGAGTTTCTTCATGGAGACTCAGAAGAGGGCCACACTCACGACGGATCTAGTCGGGGACAACAACGACCTCACGTTTACGGCGGTCCCTCCGGGGACGGCGGGCAATGCCATAGAGATCATATACAGAGATCCGAGCGCCAATAACGCAGAGCTCTCAATATCTGTGGCTGAATCGACGCAGACCATAACCGTCTATCTTGCTACCGGATCTGGTGGTGCCATCACGTCTACCGCTCAGCAGGTCATGGACGCGATCAATGCCGACGAATTGGCAGCCAAATGGGTCTCTGCCGCTCTGGCTACCGGGAACGACGGCTCCGGCGTCGTGACTGCGATGGGCTCGACGTCTCTATCTGGAGGGTCCACCGCCACGACCGAGAGCTTCACGAACGTTGAGCTCGTCGATCTCGGAGACCACAAGCACTACCAGGCAGCCGCTATCGCTGATCGCTACTGGGATTCTGGCGAGACGCTCACGATCGAGAAGAACCCCCTAGGCGGTGGATCGTGGGGCGAGATCACGACCGGGTTCACGGTGGACTATTATCGCGGCCTGATCACGTTTTCAGTAGCACAAGACCCAACCGACTTATTCAGGGCCTCGGGGACGAAGCATATCATGGAGGCTGTTTGCCATGCCTACGATTTCAGCGTCAGCCCCGAAGTAGACATGAAAGAGGTCACGACGTTCTGCTCCGGAGGTCACAAAGAGTTCCTGCCTGGCCTGGTGGGCGGGTCCGGCGACGTCTCTGATTATTGGGTCACTCCAGGTCACTCTGGAGACCTGCGACAGAACATGATCGCTGTCTTTTTCGTGAACACCGACACCGGGCGGCATCGGATAGAAGCAGACGGCTATCTCGAAGGCGCGCCCGTGAACGCTTCGGTCGGCGAGGTCATCAAATCTAAGATGACCTGGAGATTCACCGGGGCATTCTACCACTGGAAAGACGAGACTTACAGTTAGGATGTGATATAATAACCAAGACATACAACTTGAAACTTTCCGATAAAGACGTTCGGAAATTTCGCCTCGATATGGAGGCTCAGTTTGCCGTTGAAGACCTTCTGAACCTCCCGATAGATGCTCTCATTCAGAACATCGCCTTCCGGAAGGTGGTCAGGGGTATCTTGTGGGCTGGCGTTCGGACATTTGATGAGAAGTTCACCATAGCCGACGCTGGCAAATTTATGTCAGACTGGAGCGAAAAGCACGGTGGCCTCTCGTCTTTGACTGAGACATTGATGGAGGCGGTGCTGGACGCCACGGGAAACTACACCTCTGGCGAGATCAAGCGGATACTCACGGTCAACAAAGCCGAGCTAAGGGCCAAACGGAAGGCAGCAATGGAAGGTCTGGACGCAATGGAGGCGACCTACAAGAATATTCTGGAGGAGCCCGGAGAACCGCCTGGAACTGGAGAGAAGCAGAGCGAACCGGGATCGGTGAGCTAGGCCTATCTCCTCAAGAGTTCTGGAAACTCACCATAGACGAACTTAACATTAAGATCGATGCTCACCGGAAAAAGTTTATAGATGAGCAAGATAAGCTTAATCATCTTGCCTATAATGTCGCAGCGCTTTCACGGGCTGATAAGCTCCGGGGCTTCGATCAGCACTTCCCCAAGCGGCCCGCTGAGCGGGTCGAAGTGCCTCCCCTGGAGGATCGCATCCGGGAAGCCTGGACGCTTCACGGCATCGAGCCTCCTCCAGGATATGAACATTTGAAAAACGCCAGGTGACAACATGGAAGTCGGCCGTGTAGAGGCAGGCCTATACCTCTCAGACAAGGGATTCGATAGAGGTCTAGCTACCGCCGGATCGAAGCTCGATACCTTCGGATCTAAGATTGATTCTGTGGCTCAGAAGGCGGGCGAGATAGGCCAATCTCTCACGATGGGCCTCACTCTTCCGATAGCCGGGGCGGCTGCTGGCGTCCTGAAACTGGCGGGCGACTTCGAGCAATCGATGGCCAATGTGGCCTCTGTCACCGGCGGAGGTGTCGAAGCTCAGAAGGCCCTTTCGGCAGCGGCGAGAGAAGCCGGGGCCACTACTGTTTTCTCTGCATCGCAAGCGGCCGACGCCATGTATTACATGGCGAGCGCCGGGTGGAAGGATCAGCAGATCGTCGCCGGCTTGAATGACACCCTGAAACTCGCCGCCGCTGGTGGCAAAGATCTCGCCTTCACCTCCGACTTGATGACCGCCACCATAAGCCAGTTTGGGCTCGGCGCCGAGGACGCTGGCCGGGTGGCGAACGTCTTCGCCGCTGCAACCAGCAACAGCCAGGCCAACCTCGACAAGCTCGCCTACTCAATGCGGTATGTCGGGCCGATAGCAAACTCTCTCGGCTGGAGTCTGGAGGAGACCACCGGCGGCCTGATGGGCCTCTACAACGCTGGCTTCAAGGGAGAGCAAGCCGGGACGGTCCTTCGTGGGGCTCTATCGGCTCTGCTGAAGCCGTCCGATGCCGCAGCCGAGACGCTGAAACAACTTGGCCTCTCCATCGAGGACGTCAACCCTGCGACCCATAGCCTCGCCGAGATCATAGGTGTCTTGGAATCGAAGAACCTCTCGGCGGCTCAGGCCGTCGCCATCTTCGGCCAGGAGGCCGGGCCCGGTATGCTGGCCCTTTTGGGCCAGGGCCAGGATGCTCTCGAAGGATACACGGCATCCATCACGGGCACTTCCAAAGCTACTGAGATGATGGAGACCCAAACTAACACTCTTTGGGGTGCTCTCAAACAGCTCCGTTCTGCTGGCGAGGAGCTGGCCCTGGTCTTCGGTGACGTCCTCATACCGCCCCTCACGTCGCTTGTGAAGGACACCATCACGCCCTTCGTCCGGAAGCTCGGCGAGATGGACAGCGGAACGGTGAAGCTCATCGCCACCATCGCCGGACTTGCGGCGGTCGTTGGGCCTGCGCTGATATTGTTCTCACAAATGATCCCGGCACTCGCTCTTATTGTCGGAGCGGTCGGTGCGTTGGTTTCTCCTTTGGGATTAGTGGCTGCGGCCTTCGCTGCGCTCGCCGGATACGAAGTGCATAAGCATTTCGATGCAATCGCCTCGGCGTTCGGCCACATAAAAGACGTTGCATTCGAGTTATTCGGAGCTTTGAGTCAGGGCAATATCACTGAGGCATTCGACATCTTAAGAGCTGAAGCAGGGAACTTCGTCAAATACCTCTCAGATGTGGATTGGGGGGAGATGTTCCGGGGCCTCCAATCGGATACCAAATCCGCCTTCAAGAAAGCCGTATCGGCGGCACAATCTGTGTGGTCGGGTCTCCGAGGCATAGCCAACAGCGTGGCGTCCTGGCTCCGAGCCGTGGACTGGGGCGGGGTCTGGGATACCGTCGTCCTGGGGGCCTATACGGCCTTCGGCGCTCTCCATGACCTCGGCGACTACATCCTCGAGGGCTTCCAGTCGATCGACTGGGGCGGCATTTGGACCGAGCTTAGGGGCATCGGTAGTTACATCGTATCTTCGCTCAAGTCGGTCGATTGGTCTTCGATCGCTTCCACTATTGGCTCAGGGCTTCGGTCTGCCTTCGAGACCCTCACCGACTTAGGCGGGGCGATCGTTGACAAGCTGAAGGCGATCGACTGGCGCGGCGTCGGCGATACCATCCTCGGCTTGATCGGCCAGGGCTTCGGAGCCCTCTCGGACGTAGGCGAGACGCTTTACGAGGCCCTCACATCTTACGATTGGTCCAACCTCGCCGACAAGATCACGTCCGGTCTCGCCGACATAGGCGGGGCGATAGGCAGCTACATCAAAGAGAAATTGGCGGCCATAGAATGGGCCGAAGTCGGCCACAAGATTCTCGACGGGATCAAGACCGTTTTCGGAGCCGCCCGCGACCTCGGCGACTACCTCGCCGCAGCAATTGAGGGCTATGATTGGTCTCCGGTAGGAGAGACAGTGGCCGAGTGGCTGAAGAAGGGCGTTCAGAAGGGCTGGGATCTCCTCAAGTGGATCGGAGAGAAGATCTCGGGCATATCCACATCGGACGCCACCAGCACCTTCTCGGGCTGGTTCAACGCCGTCAAAGGGGCCTTCTCCGAATTCTGGAGCGGCTTCTCCGAGGAGATGACCGGCGGGGCCGGTTGGAAGGCGGCATTCATCGAGCTGTTTTGGGAGGCCTTCGATTACGTTGTCGGCCTCCTCGGGCGGTGGGGATCTGAAATCAAAAACAGCATCAAGGGACACCTAGCCGAAATCCTCACGAAGGTGGATCTCTGGACCATCGATTTTATCAACCTCTGGATTTACGCCGTGAATGGTGCGCTAGATAGCGCTTACAACTTCCGGGATTGGATCTCTCCAATCTTCGATGAGGCGGTCGGAGCGGTCACGAAGAAGCTCGATGAGATCGGGGCGACGAAGGCTTTCGAGGATCTCAAGGCCGCCGCTGAAGCCCCGATCGCCACTGTCAAGGGGTGGGTAGACGCCCTCAAAGACGCTATCCAGGGGTTGATCGATACCGCCTCAAATGTCGTAAATGTAGGGGGCTACCTCGAGACGCTGGCATCGACTCTCGGCATTGGAGCTCAATGGTACGAATCTGTTGGGAGATCTTCT